GACTGGATAAGATTCTGGGAATTTGACAAATCCCTTTGATTCTGCCAAACTTATCCACAGGAGAAAAAAAATGTCAAATACTCCATCGCACAGAACGAATATAGATGACGAAGAATTTGCTAATCTATTTGAGCAAATGGGAGCAAAAAAACTTTCTGAGCATTTAAGTATTGATGTTAGATCTGTTTATAAAAAAAGACGAAGATTAGAAAAAAGATTAAACACTACACTAAAACCACCTATTCATGAATACAATACTTCTTTACCACCTGTTGTTGGTAGAGAGGATTACAAGTTACGTAATGGTCATGTTGTTATAGGTAGTGATGCTCATTATTGGCCTGGCTATGTTAGCACAGCCCATAGAGCTTTCTTGCATGTCATAGATAAACTTAAACCAGAATGTATAGTCTTAAATGGTGATATACTAGACGGATCTACAATTAGTCGTCATGCTCCTATAGGTTGGGAAACAAAGCCTACTTTGATTCAAGAGATACAAACATGCCAAGAAAGACTAGCTGAGATAGAAGCAACTGCACCAGCTAATGCTAAGTTGTATTGGACTTTAGGAAATCATGATGCTCGGTTTGAAACTCGTTTAGCTGGTCAAGCTCCTGAATTTGCTGAGGTTAATGGTTCTCATTTAAAAGATCATTTCCCTTATTGGAGACATTGTTGGTCATTATGGATAAACGATGACATTGTTATTAAACATAGATATAAAGGCGGAGTTCATGCTACCCATAATAATACTGTTACTGCTGGTAAAACTATGGTAACAGGTCATTTACATAGTGCTAAAGTTACTCCATATACTGATTATAATGGTACAAGATGGGGTGTAGACTGTGGAACAATGGCAGATGCTTATGGGTTGCAATTTGCAACTTATATGGAAGATAACCCTAGAAACTGGAGATCTGCATTTTGTTTGCTAACTATTGAAGATGGAGAGTTACATCCACCAGAAATAGTGTATATTCTTGGTGAAAATAAAGCTGCCTTTAGAGGTGAATACTTTAACTTATAAGGAGTAAATTATGCCATATGCTGTAACATCAACAGGTAAACCAATCGTTTTACCATACAAATCAAAGAAGATTAATGATAAGGTAGTAGTTAAGACTGCTAGTGTATCACATCATACTGATGGGAATAAAGAAAATGACAAAGATAAAACATACGCTTAAAAGACTACAGACTGAACTTTGGGCTAAAATTTATATTCGCTGGAGTAGATTTAAAGAATGGATTAAATCTGATGCCTAGTTTTGGAGCTAACTCTAAAGTTAATCTAGGTGAATCTCACCCTGATCTTCAAAAACTGTTTAATAAAGTTGTAGAAACTTATGATTGTTCCGTAATAGAAGGTTACAGAGGTAAGGAAGAACAAGATGCTGCTTTTCATTCTGGTAAATCTAAACTTAAATATCCCAAATCAAAGCATAACAGACAACCTTCTTTAGCCGTAGACGTTGTTCCTTATCCTGTTGACTGGGAAGATACAAAACAATTTTATCATTTTGCAGGTTTTGTTCAAGGTATAGCAGAAGAGATGAATATTAGTTTACGTTGGGGTGGTGATTGGAACTCTAATAGATTGTTTGAAGATCAATCTTTCCATGACTTACCGCATTTTGAATTAGTAAAAAGTGAATAATTATGACTTCTTCTATCGCTCTGGATTGTCCTTGGTGTGGTAAGTGGGGAAGATTAGAGATTGTGCAAGGGCATTATCAATGTAGGAATTGTAAAAAGTCAGTAATGGATTGCTGTGATGGAGAAACAGCAGAGGAACTTGACTGGGAAAATCTTTCTTCTAAAATTTCAGGATAAAATTAAAATACATCAATACCATTAGATGCTGAATGTAGTTTTGCTGTTAATGCTGTATAACCTAAAGCATCAATGTGATCATCTACATTATACATACCAAATTTCATACGAGCCATTTTTAGTAAAGCCATCATCTGTGGTACATCATGAGGCTTTACTTCTGTTTCTAAATATACAGACCACAAATCAGCTACAAATTTAAAAGATTCTTTTGCATCGCCATGTTGTTTATGCTTGATCTCTGTTACTTGTTTAGCAGCATGTTCTAATAGACCTTCCATAAAATCTTTATTCATTTTTAATTCCTTTCTATAAATAAAAATCCACCACCATTACCTTCTTGGTCTATGCTCACATCAACTTGATAAGTATTTCCTTTTTTATCTTGAGTAACAAAAATAGGAAATGGATTTAATCCGTATTCCGTATCATTAAAATGAAACTCTTTTATTGTATGACCAATTAATTGACTAAAATGTTCAATCGCATACTCTTTATCTTCAATTTTAAAATTACTCATCTTTAATTCCTTTCAATATATGAGCTATAACATCAACAGTAAATCCATTACCAAGCATCTTATACCTCTGTGTATTGCTTATACCTTTGTCTGTGTACCCATCAGGTAATGTTTGTAGTCTTTCACATTCCAATGGTGTAAGTTTTCTCCAATGTATTTTATCTGAACAAGCAATCTTTGGTTCTCGATGCCCACCTTGCATAGTAGTTAGTGCAGGTGCTTTTCCATAAATTCCATACACTCTTTTAATAATATCATACCCTTTTATATCCGCTTCTCCAACTTGATGACACCCATCTTTGTTGTATATTTTGCCATTATAATATTCTTTTAATTTATAGTATTTAAAATTAGTATTGTCTTTTTCCAGTATATCCTTCAACACAATACCTTTGTAATATGGCATATCAAAAGGTATGTTAGTCCAGTATAATCTAAATCTATTTTGAGCCGAAACTAAGCTACTATTAATAGCTATTGGTTCTACCCCTAAATGCTCAGATATAACATCTTGATGTTCTTGTTTCATTCGTACATTTTCAAGCAGAAAGTATTTAGGTTTAAATTCTTTTAGTATTCTTACATATTCAAAAAACAATTTGCTTCTTGGGTCATTCAGGGCTAATTGCTTCCCTGCAAAACTAAATCCCTGACAAGGTGAGCCACCGATAAGCAAATCAAAATTAGGGCTATCCTTTTTTTTCCCTACATAATTAACATCACCCACATGAATAATATCTGGATAATTTTTTTGTGATACTTGAATAGCATACCTATCTATCTCACTAGCATAGTATTGTTTAACTGGTATTCCTGCACGTTTTAAAGCTACTCTTGCCATAGAACAGCCATCATATAAACTCAATACATCAAGCTCAGTCATTAGTTATTTCCATCATTAACAACTTCTATTAGACCAATAGTTTCATCTAAATACTCTTTCTCAAGACCGTTATCCAAACCATTAGTAAACATATCTTCAGCTTCTTTTTCTGAATTAGCTAAAACTGTATATTCTGTTATCAAAGTACAGCTTGTAGTTATTTTATATTCTTTAGTCATTAGTTATCTCCTCAATAATAACATCATCATATCCGTTATCAATCCAATCAAAATAATCTCGTTCAGCATCTTCATAATAAACGTAATAATCTGGAGTATCTCCTACCCAAACAATCCAGTGTACTTCTTTTTCCTGTTCCTCAATAACAAGATTAGTCATTGTAGTTTGTTCTGGTAATTTATTCATTTGTATCTTCTTCATCATAACCAAGCTCAATCAACATTTCTTTAAACTCTTTGTCTGATAAGTCGTTTACATTGTCCTCAACAGTTGTTTTGACAATATGCCAAACAACTTTGCTATCTTCCATAATGCTATTTGCGTGTTCTTCTATAAATTCTTCTCTAGTCATGTGCTTTACCTTTCATTAATTTATATTTTTTTTCTTCAAAATGTGCGGAAAGTTTTACAGATGCTTGATGTAGTTTTAACCAATGGACTCTACTTAATTTTTTCAAAGTCTTTGAAACATTTTTCAAGTCATCTATATCTAATGTATTAAAGTAATCTGGGTCACGTATAATGGAACTTAAAGCCCAGTAAGTTAAGAGTTGTTTTTGTTTTCTTTTTTTATTTGCCACACTCTTTTTGCTCCCTTTCTATCTCTAGTTATACGTAAGTTTTTACCATAAATTTCTTTTGCATCTTCTGGCATCATATCTTTTAATTCTTGCTCAGATTCTTTAAATTGTAGATGGTAATCTTTATTATCGTTATACCTAGCCTCTAATTCTGTAAATCTATTATTACTAACAAAACTAACTTTTTTAGTGTATTTACTCCATTCTTCTTTTTTCATTTTTATAGGACTATTCATAGTAGGCTCTACGTCATTTTGAACACAATCCCAAAACTCTTTTTCTTTAGTAATTAATGCGTCAATGTATATAGAATCTGCGTATATTTTCTCATATTCATGTTTAGAATTACCAAAGAATACTGACAGATACGCCCATGGAAGTGCCATAACTGACATATAATGTTGTATCTGTGGATAATACAGCTCTATTATATCAGGCATTTTCTTGTGCATACCAGTATGTTTAGCCTCAAATAAGCCCATATCTCCATCTTCGTGAACCAATCCATCTATCTGAGCAATCATAAAGCCATTCTTAGCCGTATAGAGTTGATCCGTCGCTGATTCGGTGTCAATAATCATTTCTCTTTGAGAAGCAAGCCAGTCAGCGTTTAATTGCTCTGTAACTTGACCCATTAATACAGGCAAAGAGTTAGATAAATCAGGTTTGTCTGCACGACCTGTAAATTGTCGCCA